GGGCAGTACTATGTGATATCGCAGGCGTGGATGAAACAGACAGACAGTCTGATGCTCAACACGACACTGGTTCATAAAATTAATATAATATTAGGGGGCTTTACGCCCCCTTTTATATAACGTCAAGATATATATGGCAACTTACAATTTGACGAAAACCCAAAAAGGGAGACAAAGAATTGTTTCGAATAATTCAGGCAATAATGCTGAACTTGAGAAACGAGTATCTGATTTAGAAAATAAACTAGATACATTATTAACCTTGCTTAATAAGGAGGCAAACAATGACGAGAATAGACCTAAGCCCATTTCGGGCGATGACAGTGGGGTTTGACAGCTTATTTAATGATATAGCTGATTACAGACCTAACAATTATCCACCTTACAACATTGTAAAGTTTGATAATAAAACATATGAACTAAGTTTTGCAGTTGCGGGATTTTCTAAAAAAGAAATAAGTGTAACACAAAAAGAAAACTCTGTATTTATAGAAGGAAAAATTAATACAGAAAGTAAATATGAACATGAATATCTTCATAAAGGTATAGCGGAAAGAAATTTTAAGCAATCCTTTAAATTATCTGAATATATGATTGTTACAGATGCAAAATTAGAAAATGGATTGTTAAAAGTCTTATTGGTACAGGAATTACCAAAAGAAAAACAACCAAAAGAAATTAAAGTAAATTAAGGAAATAGTGGGGTGTAATAACCCCGCTTAACAAAATGATAAAAGTATGGTTTTTAATGGCGTTAATGTCCTATCCAAATTTACCCGCAATAGCTTATAAAGGCTATGGTGGATTTTTGACATTAGAAGAATGCGAAGAAAAACGAATATTAATAGAGAATCAAATTACTGATTTTGAAATACAAAGAAATAACATAGTTTATATTGAAACTTATTGTATGAAATTTGAAGCATTTGAAAGTCAATTAAAAGAAAAAAATAAAAAATCAAATAAAATAGAATTTGGAGTATAATGGCAACATATTTAGTATTAACAAATAGAGTTTTAAATGACTTAAATGAAGTTGAATTAACGTCTACAAATTTTACTAGTAGTCGTGGCATTCAAACATCCGTTAAGAATTTTGTTAATCGTGGATTACATGATGTCTATAATGATTTAGAAGAACTTCCAAGTCTTCATAAGGAAACATATCATGTAACAAACGCAGGACAGAGAGAATATGCTTTGCCAACTGCTAATTCACCAGTATCCGGAGATTTGCAATGGCGTAAAATAGATTGGGATTCATTTATATTAAAGCCAAATGAATTAATAACAAATGGTGAATTTACATCTGATATAGCAAGTTGGACAACTATAGCAGGTGCAGGAAGTGCAGCATATAACAGTGGTGGTAATGGAAGAGCACGGTTAAATGATTATGCTATTTATCAATCATTTTCAACAGTTAAAGATACAAAATATAGAATACAAGTGAAGACATTTGATTCTGAAAGTACAGGACAGGCGTTAAAGGTACAAGTAGGGACTGCAGCAGAAGGAACTCAAAATTTAAGTACAACCTTAACAGTGGAAGATTTTGGTGAAGGTAAAGTATTAGATACAACTTTTACAGCTACAGTTCAAACAAGTTATGTAACTTTAAATAATACGTCAACAGCAACAAATATGGATATTGATTATGTTCGTATATCAAAAGATATGCATCCACAAAAATTAGAATATATGACATATGATGATTGGTGGAGAATGTATGGAGAACGGGATTTAGATAATAGTTCTACAGCTTATGGAGAACCAGAATTTGTATATAAAACACAAAGTGGTAAATTAGGAATATCACCTATACCCGATAGAAGTGATTACAGAATATCATTTGAATATTGGAAAGAGCATACAGAATTATCTGCTCATGGCGATTCACCTGATTTAGATGACAGATATGCTGATTTAATTGTTAAACGAGCAAAATATTATGCTTATCAATTACGTTCTGACCCTGACCATGCGTCTATTGCCAATAGAGAATATGAAGACGGTCTTGATGCTTTGAACAGGGATTTAATTGGAAAGCCATCATATATGAGGGATTTTAGAGTTAACTATGCCTAATACTTCACAATTACAGCCAACTGTTGTCAGTTGTTACGGCGGACTTGTATTAAACAGGGATGTTTTTACAATGAGACCGGGAGAAGCACTAGCTTTACAAAATTTTGAACCAGACATAGAAGGTGGGTATAGAAAAATAAAAGGAACAGCAAAATATAACAGTACTATCGTAACTCAAGTATCATCATCAACAGAACGATTAATGATGGTTGCCATTTTTAATGATGTTATTATAGCAGGACGAGGCGGTACTGTTTATAGCGGTACAACAGGTTCATGGACTTCACGGGCTACAAGTAAAGGTACAACCTATACTTATGACTTTGATAAATTTAATTTTGATGGCAATGATAAGATAATTATTGCAACAGGTTCAGCAGCAGCATTTACATTAAATACAAGTTATACGGAAGATATAATAAATGCTACTGGTGGAGGAACGGCTCCAACAAATCCAAAATATGTAAAGTCATTTGCCAATCACATGTGGTATGCGGGCATGTCGGATGCAACATCAACGTTGCATTATTCAGGGCCTTACACAGAAGATGATTTTGATACAGGTGGCGGAACAGTTATTGTTGGAGATGTTATTACTGGAATGAAAGTTTTCCGTGATGAATTATTTGTATTTTGTGAAGATAGTATTTTTAAAATAACTGGAACAAGTACAAGTAATTTTGCTAAAGCGGAAGTTGCAAAAGATGTGGGAACAATTTCACATCATTCCATACAGGAACTTGGTGGAGATTTAATTTTCTTAGCCAAGGATGGTTTTAGAACTATTGCCGGTACGGAAAGAATTGGTGACGTGGAACTTGGTACGGTATCAAAACAAATACAAGCACGTATTGCTGATATTGGGTATGATAATATTACTTCCATTGTTATTGGAGGTAAATCACAATATAGATTATTTTATCCTGTAACAGATACTGTTGAAACTAGTTCTAAAGGACTTATTGCCGTGTTAAAAGCTAATCCAGAAACTGGAACATTAGGTTTTGAATACGCAGATTTAAAAGGGATTAAACCTGCCTGTTGTGATACGGATTTAATTAGTAATGTGGAAACAACAGTATACGGAGGATATGACGGATATGTATATAATATGCAATCAGGAAATGTTTGGACATATGCATCAACAACAGCCAACATATCTTCATTTTATCGTTCACCGGATTTATCTTTAGGAGACCCCGGAATACGAAAAAATATGCAACGAGTATTATTAAATTATGAAGCAAATGACAGCATTGACACAACTAATCAAACATTTCAATTACGATATAATTTTGAAGATACAAGCACACCTCAACCATCTGCTTATTCATTAACAGAAGGGGGAGGACAAAATTTTTATGGAAGTGGTTTATTTGGAACAGCAATATACGCAGCAGAATCAGGAATACCTTTGGCAAGACATTCAGTTGAAGGGTCTGGATTTGTTGTGGCATTAAAATTAAATGATAAAAGCAGTAAAACACCTATATCCTTAAAGGGATATGAAATGGAATATGTAAACGGAGGAAGACGATAATGGGAGCGACCTATACAAGACAAAGCAGTGGCGACATTGTAGATGGCTCAACGATTGAGGCAGCTCACTTTAATGATGAATTTGACCAGTTATTAGCGGCATTTGCTGTTAGTACAGGTCATACACATGATGGAACTGCTGCTGAAGGTGGGCCAGTAACTAAATTACTTGGTAATACACTCACATTTGGTGCAGGTACAGCAGGAACAGATATTACAATAACATTTGATGGTGAAACATCCGATGGTGTTATGTATTGGATGGAGGATGAAGACCATTTTAAATTTGCTGATGATGTTGTTATGGACAGTTCTAAAAGACTGTACCTTTATGATGAAGGTGGAGAATACATTTATGGTGATGGTACAGATTTATATTTAACTTCCGGTGCTGATATAAACATACCTGCCAATATTGGTATGACATTTGGCAATGATGGTGAAAAGATTGAAGGTGACGGAACTGATTTAACTATAGCGGGTAATAATATTAATTTAACAGCCGTTGCGGATGTTGTAATTCCAAATAATGTAGGTATTCAA